TCAGCTGCATTAGACGCAAAATTACTAATACCATCAGTTACTTTATTTGCAATGTTTGAAATCCCTTCAGTCACACTTGAAAAAGTATCTTTTACTTTACCACCAAAATCACCAATTTTTGAAGGTAAGTCGCCGATCCACTCGAAAATTTTTTGAATAAATTCAACAATCTTCTGAACAACATTAAGTACTGGCTCAAGTACTTTCTTGAGTACATTAATTGCTGGAACTAGTATTGCATTCAATACTTCACCAACAACTATAATCAGTGGTGCTAATAATCCTAATATCTCAGCAAACATCTGTATTTGAGTAATGAGTGGCATTAAAATTACATCAAGGATTGGAACAAGCAAATCGACTAACATCACAACCAAATCAATAATAACATCTAAGATTGGTTGCAAAGCCGTCATGAGACTATCTACAATCGCTAAAATTGGTGGCAGTAACTGCATGAACGTTTCCATGAGTCTACTAAGTAGAGCTTTGAATTCTTCACTTTGAAATAAAGCCATTGCTAGTATAGCAATTAAAGCACCGATTCCCAAAGTAGCGGCATTAATACCTACTCCAGCAAATATTCCGGATGTTCCTACTGCTTTTAGTGCCATGGATCCAGCATTGAGTAGTGGTCCAACTTTTCCAACCACTGATAACACTGGTCCTATTACAGCTACAAGTCCAGTTAAAGTTGCAATGATATTCTTGGTACCTGAATCCATGTTATTCCACTTATCAATCCAGTCTTTTAATGTAGGAATTACATTGTCTCTCACTTTAATAATCAGCTCTTGAATAACTGGTAAAAGGGTACTTGCTAAGTCAACACCCAAACTAGACACTGCTTGTTTCGTACGATCTAGTGCATCAGTAAACTCTCCTGCTTGTGAGGCTTGTTCATTCGTTACAATTCCAAGCTCTCTTGCTTCTTCTCGAAGTCCATTTATAGCTTCTGTTTCACTTGATAGAATTGGTAATACTTCAGTACCAATTTTCTCACCGAAGAACTCATTAGCCACACCAACACGTACTGATTCATCCGCTACATTTCCTAAAGCATTTCTAATTAGTTCAAATGCTTCATCAGTATTTTTACCTTTTAAGTCATCTACAGTTAGACCAATAAGTGCCAAACTATCAGCAACCTTATCGCCATTTCCAGTAGCAATATCTCCAAGAATTCCATTTACTTTCATAAACGCTTTAGACATGGATTCTGTTGAAGTTCCCATAATGGTTGCGACATGGTTCCATTCCTGGAACTGTTCAGCTGACAAACCTAGTTTTTGAGCAGTATCGCCAATCTCATCTGCAGTATAAGCAGTCTTTATAGAAAAGGCTGTTAAAGCAGAAACGGCACCTAAAATAGGTACCGTTACACTTTTCGTTAATGTTGATCCAAGCTTACCAATCTTCTCGAAATTAGCATTGGCAAGTTGTTTGATTTTGCTCTGTGTTTTATCTAATTGTCCATTCATCTTAGCAAGTTCTGCTTCTGTATATTGGACATTTCGTTTTAACTTATTAAATTCCTCTTGACTCATATCACCAACTTGAACAGCTTTTTTAGCGTGCTCTAGTTCCTGGTTCTGTGTTTCAAGTTTCTTTTTTGTTTGGATTAATATATCGTTTAATTTTGATTGTTTTTGTTTCCATAAATTTAGATTTGTACTATCATAACGAAGGCTCGTATTAATCGCACGTAAGTCTTTATTTTGCTCTTTTAAATCTTTCTTGATTCCATTTAGTTCGTTTTCTAAATCCTTACCATCAAGGGTTAATTTGATATTTAATCCTTTGACTGTTTCTGCCATTAATTCTCACCTCCTATAAAATAAAAACACACCGAATGATGTGTATAGTTGTTGAAATAGAAAAAAGCACAACCGAAGTCATGCCCTTAACACTCTATGAGAAGAGTTTGATTAGGTATCAAACAATTCTAGCAATTAATCAAATAACTTTCGCTACCGATCACATTCTAGAAAGGATGACCCTAATTTTTGTGGTTTTTTTGATAAGCCATCACCTCCATAAAGATTCATAGGTTTCCCTATGTATAACTATTGTAGCATATTAATAAGGGAATTAAAGTAAGAATTTATCAATATCATTTTGTGTTGCTTTTTTTGATGTTTGATTTCCATTTATTACATTCATTTCAAGCTCTACAATCTCAAAATAAGTATCTAGATCAAAATTCTTCGTATCTTCAATTGAAATACCTAGATGAGCAAGGTTAAATATGATATTAGCTGTTATGTTTACATCGTCATTTCTTTGTTGGCGGCTTGGGTGTTGATCCTTTTTGAAACGTTCCGAGCATTTCACCTATCGTATTCGTCAGATTTTCAAGTTCGTTTTGATTACTTAAAATAGAAAAATCCAACGACATCAAAAAGTCGTTGTATGATTGTTTACTGAAAGGTCGATGTAACACATAGATGATTCGGAAGATTGTATCAATAACTGTTGATAAATCATCCTCTTTTTTGATGTTTGACTTTTCTAGTTTCCTGATATCACTAAATAGTTCAGTTGAGAACACATTACGATAGTCAATAATTGTAAATAACGATGAATGAAGGCGATAATCCTTATCACCAAGTTTAAGTGCTTTTTCCATGTTAGATTATCTCCTTAAATAAATGTTGGTAGTGCTGGTGCTGTAGTTAGGAATGCTGCATAGTTCGTATCTCCCACACCCGCTATGACTCTTAAAATTAGATTGTTTCCAGATTCAATAGGTCTAGCTGTAATGTTCAATGTAATTGAATTTGCTTCAATAGAATCAGCTTTTGATTTACTTGCATCTCCTGAAGGTGTCGCTGTACATAGAAAATACCAAATACGTCTTGCTTTGATATCTCCTTGAATTTCATACCCTAATGCAAATGTCTTAGTTTCACCATTTACTACTTCTACAAGATTACCATTCGTATCTTCTAAAACACCAAAGATATCTTTTTTGAACACATCATCAATCTCTGTGAACTTAAGTGTTACAGTTGTTCCTGAATTTGAGACTAAAGTTGCTATTACCTTATCATCAGCATACACTTGTGTGCTTCCACCGATGGCTTCAGTAGTAATCTCCTGTGCACCTTCTAAACGTTTAGGTGTAGCAAAGGTCCAACTACCATCTTCGGCTTGAGTTGCGAGTGCATAGTGTACGTTAGTTAAACCAAATGTGACTTTATTACTCATTTAAAATACCTCCTCTTTGATTTCATATACTCTGTTTACTGAACTGTCTTCATTGACAAATTCAGATAATAATTCAAATTCATATCCCATAAAATATAGGGATGCTTCTAGTTGTTCTTCTAATCCTATATTCTTCTTTTCAGTAATCAGACTAACTTGAAAGGTCGCTACTTTTGCGACTACTCTATCATCTGCATAGACAATTGATCGATTGCTTAATTCTTGATAGATGATATAGTTCGGATCATCTTCCAACCCTACTCTGGTTCCATACGATACCTTACCAGGTAAAACGGAATTCAAAGTATCATATAATGCTTCTAATTTTTCTTGCATTAACTATCACCTTTTTCAATAATCGATTTGATGTCTTCTAGCATCTTTGGTGTAAGTAAATCAAACGCTGGACGCATAAAGGGTCTTGGTCCCACATACTTACCACTACGGTGTGTAAAACCGAATTCTAGTAAATGTGTCAGTTTTCCTTTTTCATTTGAGAAGATAACAATCGTCTTGTTGATTCCACTACCTACTGGTTCAGCAACAAACGAATCTGCGAATGGTTTTGTACCACCACTTCTTGGTGCATGAGTGCTGATGTACTTCACAATTTCCTGTGCAGTTTCATCAAGCCGTTTTTCTAATTTTCCAATAATCTCTTCAGCATACTCTTCTACCATTTCAGATATAGCAACTCCTAGTTCATCAAGCGTAATCAATGATGTCACTCTTTCTGATCTTAGTTTTACTCAAGTAGAGTTCAATGAACTGCCCGATTTGATACGTTCGTTCAATCTTATAGATGTCTCCTGCAATGTCAGCGAACTTGCTACCATCGTACAAGAAACTCTGAATTTTAAGTGCAATATCAATTCTTATGTCTGATCTTTTACTTTCATAATATTCATTTGATGTAATACTAAAGTTTATACCAATAACTTCTTTTGAGTTTATAAGTTGGTATGTTGAAGAACCAATAGAATTTTGAACCAATTCCATGGTTAGCAATTTTATGGATATATTAGGTGAATTAGGATACATTTTCTGAAACTCCTTGTGTTAGTGCAATTTGTCCTACCAACATATCAAATGTCTTTGGTAGTTCTTTTGCACTCCCATCGTTCTTAAAACCAAAGAACGTCTTCACATAAATTATGATCACTGTACTAACCATTGGATTTGATTCATCATTTATATAAGAAGGATCAATCCCACAGCTCGTCAGGTATGCTTTGCAACTACCAATGTGAGTGTTCAACTCGTCATCAGCAAATGATTCTGATAAAGGTATGAGTAGTGCCTTTTTTACAATGTCTAGTATCGCCATGAGATCAATCCTTTCTTAAACTTTTAATTTGCTTCAGCTATTAAGCTGCAGCTTTCTTTTTAATACGTAGGAATCCGTTATAACCCACTACGTTACCACCAGTGAATACTGATGCTTTGTAGCT